GGGTACACCGGTGGTAGATAAACTGAAAAAATTTTACCTAAAAGTCTAAATTCTTTACGCATCGCGTAGTAACAACGCTTATGTATAGCAGACATGACCCGTGAGCCGCGTTCCAAGAGTGCAATCGTACTGCCTACTGCACGATTTTGGGCATCATTACCTATAGACATGTCCGTAATAGCCGCGAACCTCTGACCAGCTTGCACAACAAAACCTAAAAGTTGGTATAACGTACCACTTGGTTCTTTAAATGGTAAAATTTGAAACTGATCTTTGATGTTTCCACCAGGTGCATCAACGTCTCTGAACTCACCGGGCTGAAATGGTTGGTCATCATCTCTGATTCTGATACCACGGCTCTTGAACCCTGCTGGTAAATTGCTCAAAGTTCCCGCATCAAGCAACTGTCTTAACGCTTGTGTAGCTGTTCTTGATAATCCACCGATCATGTGAATTAAACCAAAGCCATAAAAACCTAATCCTGGTAAAAATTTGTAATGTACAAAATATTCTTTACGTTTTTTTGTTTCATCATCGATATCATAGTTTCTATAGATGGATAAAATTTCACCTGAACCTTCATCTATAGTTACGATGTAAGGAATTTTTATATCTTTTTCAGGATTCTCTTGAACAAATTCATCTATGTTTAAATCAACGTGCATTTCTAAAATATTAAAACCATATTGTTTATCACCAGATGGTGTTACTCCCTCTAATTCTTGATATTTTTTTTCAATATCAGTCATTCCTGTTTGAACAGGTTTTAATTCTACGTCTCTGTAAAAACCAGACTTCTGTTGCTTAATGATATCGTTCTCACTCATTCTAACTACGTGAGTAATTCTTTCACATTCTAGTAAATCTGTTGCGTAATATGGAACAACTAAATCTTCAGCAGGTACAAATTTAGCGACAGCTCTTTGCATAATTTCATCAAAGTAAATTTTTTTAAATGCTGAACCTGCTAAAGGTAAATAAAATAACATTTGATCCATGTCAGGAGTGTACTCCTCCATTTTTTCTAATAACATGTAATTAAAAAATTCTTGAACTCTTGTTGCTTGATTTATTTTATCATCACTTTGTGCACCAACAACTTGTGCTCTTACTGGACCATCTGATGGAATTAATTCTTTATAAGCTTGTGCTTGAAATTGTGTTACAGCCTCTGCTAACAAGGGATGAGTAACAGAAGCTGAACCTTTAAAAGGTCTAGTCATTTCAGTATATTTAAAACCTAATAGATCTAAACCTTTAGTGTATCCAGTCTCCCAATCCTTTCTGGATACTTTATCTCTTTTATATTCTTGAACTAATGAACTTGATATTCTTTGTAAAACCTCATCTGATAATTTTAAAGCAACGTTTTCATAGAACTCATCAATGATCTCTGCTCGATCACGAATTTTTTCTAATTCAGGAGTATCCTCTTCAAGCTCAATATTAACTTCTTCGCCCGGAGTTTCTACTTCCAAGTCCTCTTTAATTTTTTCAACTTCAGCCATTACATCATTTTTGTTGGTTTAACTCTAGCTAATCTTCCGCCTCTAGCTTTGATCATCTTACCTTTTTTTGCACCCATTCCAGGTCCAAAAGCATCAATACCAAAAGTTTGTCCTCTTATGTCTCCTCTAGGTCTTAACGGATTTCCACCTTTGATACCTACTTTTTTCAAATAAGCAGGAACTCTTTGCTCATTCATTTTTGTAGCAAACATTGGTTTTGCTTCCATAGCTCTTTTTTTAATAGCTGCGTTTTCAGCCATTTTACTCATACCCATTTTAGCACCAGCACCAAGGATTCCTAAAGCAAGAATTTTTTTAAGTCTTCGCTTAGTTTTTCTTTTCATATTATCTCCTAATAGTATACGTATTTTCTATTTTTGTATTTTGTAACTTCATCGTCATCTGAATAAGTTGAAACAAAATATCCTTGGCGGTATCTTAACATAGCCTGTGTAGTACTATCAACATAATCGTCGTGCTCTCCATGGGGAAAAGCTGCACATTCCTCAATAACCTCTTGTGCAAATTTTTCATCTTTAGGGTAATATACTTGTCCAGATTCAAAAACAGGTGCAACGGCGTTGACCCGTGAGTGTTTGTCTTTTCCACGACCCGGGGTAAAATCCATTACTGGTATCCCCATTCTTCTAAACTCTTGTAGCAAAGGCTGGCCAGAGGCTTTAGCTTCTATAATTGTTGTTTCTGGTTGCCAATATTTATATTGATCTAATGCAACAGCTTTTAACTCTGGAAAATCAAATCTACCTCGTATGGCATCTATTAACATAATTGCATCCGCAGCACCTTCCTCTGGTTTAAATATACCCCAAGTTGTAATTGCAGAATAGTCTGCAGTTTCTTTTTTTGAAAAGGCTGTATCGTAAGATTGAATAACGTGTTTTAAAATTGGCATGTCATATGGCCATGGTATCCACCAATCTCTTTTTATTATTGCGCCTTCTTCAGATGAAGGCTCTTGCATATATTGTGCAGACCAGTTTCTTACAGATAAAGAAGCTTTTACTTTTTCTAATTCTTCTATGTTCCAATATTCTGGCCATACAGGATTACCACTTGGTAATATTGCAGGGAATGAAATTTTTTGCCATTTGTCTGCTTTAGGTTCAGACTCTGATTTTATTAATCGTCCTGTCAAATCATCTTGTGCCCATCTCGTCATTACGAGTACAATTGAGCCTCCAGGTTGTAAACGTTGTCTAGGTCCTGATAGATACCAATCAAAAGTTCTCTCCATTGCAGAGTCAGATAAAGAATCTTGTTCCGTGTGTGGGTCATCAATAATCAAAAGATCCGCCCCTCGTCCTGTGATAGAACCGCCTACCCCCGCTGCATAATATTCTCCACCCTGATTGGTCTCCCAACGTCCTTTTGCTTTTGAATCTTCCCGTAGTTTAACATCTCCAAAGATTTCTTTAAACTCCGGGCTATCAATTAAATTTCTTACTTTTGCACCAAATCTTGCTGAGAGCTCAGCGTTATGTGATACCTGCATTAATTTCATTTTAGGATTTTTTCCTATCATCCAAGCTGGAAAGTAAACAGATGCAAACTCAGATTTTGTATGTCTAGGAGGCATGTTAACAATTAATCTACCTTTTTTATTTTTAGCAATTTCAGTAAATTCATGCGCTATATGTTGATGATGGCCCCATCTATTTGGGTCCTTATCTGTTCTACAAATAAATTCAGGCCAAACATTTTTTACGAAATATAAGAAGTTATCTTGACATAATTTAATATGTTCTATCCAGGTTCTCTCTACCTTCAATCGTAATTGATCTGTGGTTAATAAATTTGTGTCAGACATGAGATTTTATATCCTATCGGGTCCCCATTTTGTTTCACACTACACTACATGTATTTGAGTTGCAAGATTTAGTCATAGTCTTAGTAACATGCAAATCTTTTGTCAAAAAAAAATTTTGACAAAAAAACAAAAAACTAAAGTTTTTTGAGACCCCTATTCTAATAGGGGGCGTTAGCCCCCTACGTGTTTAGTTATTTTTTCTTAAAGTATTTTTTGACTTGCGCGTCAACGCGTTGGATATTCGCGTTATCTTGCGCGATCCTGTAAGTATCAAGTTTGTAGGGCTTGATACCTGTTAGGGTCTTAACCCCTCGTTTAGAGGGGTTAAGCTCTTTTAATTTATTCTTCCTCACGTTTAGCTTTAACCGTTATCGCGTCAACAGGTTTATTCTTGAACTTAGCGTATAGATCAGCGTGAGCATTTTTAAACGCTTTACTGTCAAAAATAATTTTTTTATTATTGACAACCTCTAGCCACGTCTTAACGCCTTTCCAGCTAAACGATTTTGCTAGTGGTTTAATAAAGATTTTTTTATCCTCTTTAATCTTTACACAACCAACAGCAATTAATAGCTGTTCCTGTAATAAGTCGCTTTTTTCTTTAAAGTCTTTTAACGCTTGCTTATGTTCTGCAAGTTTAAAAGCCATTTCGTTAACAGTCATTTTAGACAACTGTTTTATCAGTTTATGTTTGTTATTCATTTTGACCTCCTTGTTTGTGTTTTATGAATATTAAACATGAGTTTAATATAATGGGATTTAATAGGATATGCAAGTTATAAACTGACCATTTTGGGTTTTCGCTGTATAACCCTGTTTTGTTGCTATTTTGTTTGTTAATAAACCCATTATGAACACCCCCTTTTAAACTGCTTTAATTATAAAATGAATAATAAAAATTATAACTATAGACGTGATCGGTCTATACATTAAAAATAATATTACATGCGCTATGAGTTTATCTAACAAAATCACTCACCTGTTTTTTAGCTAGTCCTTTAGCTCTCAATCCAATAATCGCGCCACATTGTCGTTCTTTAAAACGTAAGTCATGTTTATCGCCATCAATGACTTTACGCCCTTTAAATTTTTTAGGAAGCTTATCTTTAAACACATATGCAACGTTCACGCCACATTGCAACGCGCGACTGCACTCGCGATGGTTCTCACCACTGTAAGAATAGACAACATAGTAGTTTTTAACACCATGATCCAAATAATTAAACACCTTAGTATAATCATAAAACTGGACACCAGGATTGAGTTCCATTAAATTTTGACCGTTAAGCTTGTAACGATGCCATGGGAGATCTGAAGTCCCATTTAATCGGACAGCAAATTTAAAACCAGCTTGATCCGCCCGCTTGCTTAATTGCTTAATCTCCACATCTAGATCTTTTAAAAATTTTAAACGGTCCTGCCAGAATGCATTCGTTTTATTGATTCGCGCATCCTGGACCGAATTCATTTGACCCCGTCCAGATGTATTTAAGCAAGCTGCAGCACATGCTGCCGAAGCTTTGGGACATACATTTTTACCGCTGAGCTTGAAGGGAGCCAGGTGCAGGATGGCTGTTTTATAACCGAATCGCTCCCCTTTAGCCATCTTAGTTTGTGAGTAATAATTTAATAAAGGCATTACTTACCCTCCAATTGTTTAACAATTTCTGGATGCTTATCTAAAACTTTAGCCAATGTTAGTAGACCATCGGCTGCTTTTTTCTTATCATTAGTTGTGGCTGCGGGATTCATTAACCGTTGAATTGATACGGCTACCATCTCCACAAACGTAACCTTCTCCGGGCCTTTGCTTTTTATTTTATTTTCATCAATCATTTTTTACCGTTTGTTTGTGTTACGGCCCAGTCCAGTAAGACGCCGATTGTGCACCCTCGTACGCTTTCCACTTACTGGACCGAACCAAATTGCAGGGACTGTGATCGAATCCTAGGGGATTGAGTGACGTCGCTGCAGCATCTATGTAACATGGGATTTAATGGGCTGTCAAGTTTTTTATAAGCTTTTAAACAACAGCTTACAATGAGCCACGCCCCGCGTGTCGCGCCCCGCGCTACACGCTCATAGCAACGTTTAAGAATCGCATAGCAACGTTTAAAAATCGCATAGCGATTTTTAAAAATGTTGCATAGTGATTTTTAGAGATTTATTTTTTTTCCCATAGCATACGATCAAAAAGTAGAAGAAGCGTGGCACTTGAAACCTCGCCCTCTGCCAAAAGTTCCACGCGCCTCGTCTCACGCACCTTGAAAAGTTTCAAGAGACCTTGCGAGAGGGTCTCTTGCAAGATAAAGGATTTGCCTCCGTGTATTTGGTGGTCAATGTGCCAGTTAATTTGATATTTTGAAAGACCTAAATTCTTGACTTCATTTGACTTTAACTCTACCCAAATAGACTTGCCCTCACAGATATAATAAACATCAGGAATTCCGTTAATTGTATTGCTTTCTATGCGAAAAATTTGACCTATTAACTTAAGTTTTCTTATCTTTGCCCACAATAAACTCTCTCGTTTTTTCATGAGAGAATATTAGTCAAGTTTTTAAATAAATCAATAGGCGACAGTCAAGTCGCCCATGATACTGATTGCGTCATCAATTTTGTTGTGTTTTTGGTAGAGCTTTAATTTTGTTATTCCAACTCAAGCCCACATTACCAAGAACATCATCAAGAGATTTCTTCAAATCCTCTGAAACATTTGCCTCCATAACTTGATCTTGACAAGTTTCTTTTAAATTTTTGAGATATCCAAGTTTTTTACCCTGATTAGTCTCTTCCGCTTTCTGTTCTGCGAGTGCTTTTGCCCATTTCCTTATTTGGTTGAGGCAAAACTCTACACTTATTTTAGAAAAGTCGCTATCATCATTTGCATACCACTCTCTATTTGCTCTGTAAGTTTTATTTTTTTTACTTGTGGTCTCAAAAAATGATCTTGCCTTTCGCCTCGCTATTTCCAAGTCTCTTTCTGCTTTCTCAAGATTGTTGATTATTTTCTCCGCGCCTATTTTTTTGGCTAGAGTTTTTTCAACACTCTCGGTCATTTCTGATATTGTTGATTTTAACAATAACTCCTCTTGTTCAATTAAAGGGTCAAGTTTTCTTCTTAACTTATCTCTGAAATGATCTCTTTGATATAATTGCATACCTTTTGACATATCTACTCCTTTGTTTGTTTTACATTACAGGTAATAAATAGCATTTTTCTTTATTTATTGTTTGAAAAGCACCGCCATTATTACCCTCATCATCACTTAAAGGTATTACAATAGTTCCGTCATCTAATTTAAAACAGAGAGGTCTTGCTGACATATCATTTTCCTCTGCTTCCTTTTTAGTCATATATCTGACAGAAATTATCTTCCTACCCTCAAATAATTTTTTTGCCTTTTCTTCCCATAGTTCTTGATTGGAAAGTTTTTTACCAACTACACTCATATTCAACCACCTTTTTATTTTTTAAAGCCCACTTACAGAAATCAAGAAATTCTTTATCTTGTTTCTTGTATTCTTTAACTGAGTGTTCTTGAAATTGTTGTCCCCAAAAAAATCCGTCACTTGCAAAATATGCGTGATAATCATTTTCTATTGCCTTTTCTAAGTCTTTAACAACTTCTTCTGTCATATAGACAATATCACCTGCATTAAAACCTAAATGAGACATATTAAAACCCTCCTCTTTATCTTTACCCTCTAAAAGTTTTTTATATTTATGTTCATTTTGTTTTATCCAATGGTTATTCATAAAGACTTGAAGTCTTGCATGCTTTCGCCAATAGAAGCCGTCTTGTTTCGGTTCACTATCGTCACTAAATATTTTATCAAAATTTAATTCTTGACCTTTTAATTTAGCATATTGATCTAGTCCCATATTTACTCCTTTGTTTGTACATGGGATACTATAAGATAATATGTAATTGTCAAGATAAATTTTTGATAAAAAAATGTATTAGAAAAATAACTCCAATAAATAATATTGGGTGGTTAATCATAAATATGATGAGAAGTGCTATAATGTAGTCAAGCATTGTGTCATTTAGTTTTAATATCTTTAACTTCTATGACGCAACCTTTTGGAATTATAGTTAAATTTCCTATTTCTGCAATATCTTTTTTTTCATCTTCGAGTGCATAATCACCGAAAATTCTATATATGCCTTTGCTCTTACTTAATAAATGACCTTTTGTTATACACACAGCTAACTTTTGATTTTTTGCTTCTTCTATACTTTGCCAACCACTCTCACTTGTTATGTCATACCAATGAACCTCAACAAGTTTATATTTTTTTTTAATTTTTTCTAATGTTAATTTATCAGGTTGCATAAAAAAATCCCATAGTAAGTTTTAGTAATAGTGTTTTAAATTTACATAGTAACTTTTAGTAATAGTGTTTTTATTTTTCATGGTAACGTTTAGTAATATCGTTTTTAGTTTTTACCTTTACATCACCAATATTCATATTCAAGCCAGCGTTGTGAACTTCATGAAATACGGTTATAAATCCAGACCATCCAGTTCTAAGAAGCTTCTTTTGGCGTAACGTCAATGATATTCTTGGCCTCTCCGATTTTCTTTTCGATTTCACCAAGACGTTTCTCAAGCTGCTCACGGCTCATACCCTCCAGTCCTACATGTTTAACTTCTGTTTGATTGACAAACATATTTGCCATCTGACCAGATCTATATTCAGCGTTTACGGCTACACCTATCTGACCTTTATTCTCTGCTTTATTAGATAAATATTCAAATCTCTTATATCTTTTCAATTTATCTTTTTCATAAATACTTTTTTCTTTTAATAATTTTGTTTCTAAGTATCTAACCACATGTGGATTTTTATCTGGGTTTGTTAATCTCGAACCAATTTCATGAGCTCCATTTGGACTTTTAGTTTCATAGCCTGCTTTTCTCACTGCATCTGCTTTAGACATCTGACCCCAATTACTTACAAGAATATCAACAAAAGCTTTCTGCTTAGGTGTCAAGTCTGTAATTGTTTTCACTGCCTTAGATCTTCTATTGCTCATTGTATTTTAATATACCAAATATTCTTAATTTACTAATACCTCTACCTTACAAATTAATAAAACATTTAAATTATTTGCAAAAAAAGGGGTCAAAAATATTTTCATTTTAATAAAATTCTTAAACTTTAAGAAAGAAATTGTTAAAAAATCCTTTATTTATGCTATTTTTCTTAATTCTTAAAATGATTCTTGTTTTTAAAAAAAATAATATTTTTTATTTGTAAGCTATAGGTATTACGAAAAAATTTGTTATACTGCATTGTTCGAACAATTTAGACGTCTTATCTTTGTTTGTGTATAAGGGGCTGGGAGACTAGCCCCTTATCTTTTTATCCTTTACCCATATAAGTTAATTTAGTATTATAAATCATGCATTTATTTGCATATTTTTTACCTCGTGGGTTAGTGAACACGGCGGGGGATAGAAATCCTCGCCGTATTCCGCCATGACTTTTTATGAAATAATTAACTGACAAAAATTTTTAATGTTAGATACAGGTGCATTAAATACCTGTTTTCGAGCGGACTCCACAAGTTTTCTTAAAATTATTCTAGATTCTACGTCTTTTTCTCCCTGTAATTTCTTGTATAAAATATAGTATTTTTGCCATTTTACCTGTTTATAGGTAAATGTTATTGTCATATTTTTTACCGCTTTTTTATAATGCTCTCTTACTAATTCTGGATCCCATCCTGCCCACCAACTTATTGTTTCAAAATCATCAGATTTTAATAACCAATTGTGTGCTTCAAATTTGTTTACGGAGGACTTCCTGTCATTTAAACAAACACTTGCGTCCTCTAATGCATTTAAAATGACATGACGCCAAAGTTTCTGTTCTGCATTTTCATGGTTACTGTTAACAAGATCACTTGCTAATTTAGTGCCCATAAGTTTTAACAAGCTTTGAGAGTAAATCACGGTAAGGGGCCTCCAAGTGTTTAATAATAGGACTTAGAGAGGCGACCTCGTAATTTTGTTGCACGTCTTCAATCAGCGACGTAAGCTGTGCGCCAGAAATATTTTCATCAACAATAATATTTTGTAGAGATTGAAACTCATCAACGTAATTCATACTATAATTATACGCTTCAATCATTAGGCTTGTCACCCTTGATTACTTTAAAGTTTATAATTTCAGCTGATTTACTTTTAACGTTTTTAGAAGATTTATTGTTGTTTTTATAGATTTCATCTGCGTCAGCAAAAAACTTATATATACTTGTATCATCATAACCAAACTCAACTCCACACATTGCTGAATCAATTGTCACTAATACTTGATGATATTGCGGGTAAGTTAATTTACGCGCTAAAAGTTTTAACGTGTCAGTTAGATTTTTTCTTAATTTGCTTTTTGCTGCCATAATTATCTACATACAGTTTTTCAATTATTGTCATGTAATCGTCAGCCGTGACCCGTGGTCCGTGATATTTATGGCCTGATCCACTACAGAAGAGACACGTGCCAGTGTTCTCGGAGCTGCCTCGAACATAACCGTTGCCTTTGCAGTGTTTACAAATCTTAATAGACTTGCTTATCTTTTGATGCATAAATTATTTTCAGTTTAATTTCAAACTAAAAATAACACAAAAAAATTTTTAAATATCTTTTATTTATTCACAAAATAAATTAAAGCTCCAAGACTCAGAGCCAATACGAGGGCTATCATCATATCAATACAAAAAATACACATTATACCTTACTTATTTAAGCAAGGGTCAGAGACCCTTACTTTTAATTATTTATCTAAGAACTCTACTCTCTTAGCCTTATATCTAGGAATAAATCTTCCAAATTCATTTCCCTCTGGATGAATATAATCAGAATCAACTTCAACACATGAGCTAAGTTTACCAACTATCTTTGTGTATTCTTCAGATCCAAGATGACCACCTTCATCGACACTAACGATATTAAATTTATAAAGCTTTAGATCATCCTTTTCTTTGTCATGACTATAAAGTTCTATATAAACATTGTTGTCTGCAAAAGACATTTTATCTATCAATAGTTTAACTAATTTTTTTAATATCATTATGCCACCTTTCTTCCGTTCTTCTTTACTTCAACTTTCTTAACTTGACGGTTCCAAGGCTGTAATTCTTTCTTCAATAACAACAAAAGTTCAATCGTCATTGTATCCACGTGTTGTTTACTACCACCACTTATCTCCACCGTAATGGTTTGCTTCTTGATTCGTTTCATTTTGTAGTCCTTCACGCTGCTCTCCTTTTCTTTAATCGATCCTTACTCCACTTTTCACGAGTATAGTTTCTTTCGATTTTTACAAACTTAGAACGTTTAACTTCATCCAAATGTTGTTTTAACATTTGTAGTAAACTTGCTTTTATCATCTTATCAGTTTGATATTCTAGTTGTGCATGACCAGACATTTCAAAATTTACAGTGACTTTGTAATCAAAGTTTTTCTTAGACATTATTTATTTTCCTTTCCAGTTATTGTAGTAGATATAAAGTTACCTTTTTTATTAGTGTACTCCACATAGTATTCTTTTTTATGGTCAAGTTTAGATTGTAATTTTTTAAGTGACATGGCTTGCATTTCTTCTACCATCTCCTTACCTAACTCCTTAACTTTGTATGTGTATCGCACTACTATTTATCTCTACAGTTTTCTTTGTTTATGTTATGTGTTCCTTCTTTTTCTATAAACCAGACATAGGACCACTCATCATGTCCGGGTGTGCATTTCTTTCCTAAAGTCATAGTATAACCACAACCTGTTAGTAATAAAAATGCAAAGATCATCATTAGTCTCATTGCTTACCTCCTGTTCTGAGTTCTAAAAATTTATTCTTACAATACTCCAACATTTCTTCAAACCTTGGCATTGGATGATCGACCTCTATAGTATTTCTTTTTTCGCCATTGACCCAAAGCTCTAATGTGCCAGTCACTTGATTAACCTCCACACAAAATTTTTCTTTACCTTTATGATGGAAGTTCACTCTTTTAATATCCTGTGCTACCATTGTCATTTCGCTTTACCATTTAACAGCTTTTTTTTGTAAGCTTCTAATGACAGCCCTTCTCTTTTGGCTTGGAACTTTAAATAGTCATTAAAAATTTTACTAAACTGTGGCCCTGGCCCTCTATGTTTTGATTTAGCAATCGCAACCAATAAGGTGTGATCGTCTTTGTTAATTGCTAAACTCTTCCATTTGTTAATATCCATCGTTCCTCTCTTTCTTTTCTATATTCTTTTTTATTTTTAGCGTTGGATTTCAGTATATTGCCATACTCCTCAACATACTGAGATCCGTTATTATACTTTTGAGTTATACGATTAATGGCGTGTATTCTTCTGTCTTTCCAATTCATCGATCCTCTTCTCTAATTTTATCATCTGGTCTCTAATTTCCACTGACATATGTAAAGTTTTTTTACACAAATCCTTTGTGCTTTTTAACACTTCACCAGTAGCATCAGTTACCTTGATTATATTTTTGAATTGCTCTTCAATAACTTTGAAAGCATCATCGTAGTTTGGTGTGTTTGTTATTTTTGCAGGCTCACCAAAAAGCTCTATTGTTTTTTTTACTATACTCATATCTTCTCCTTGTTTGTTTTTACGTCTTGTTTGAAGCTCATTGTAAATCAAAGTAATCGCAAGAGTTTTGTCTACGGGGTAATGATATCTACCATCCCTATCTTTTGTATTACTATTTTCTACAGATGAGACACAGCTGTCAAAGATAAGAGAGTCCTCTACATCACAGCCCTCTGTGTCAACGGAAGGTATGCTTGATAGTCGATCATCTATATTTTTTATGATAGAATGAAACAACGGACTTAAACTCTTAATCTTAATCAACATATTA